CCGATCAGGTGTTGTCGGCTGCGCAACGGTCAACCGACATGGGTTGGAGATTGTCTAAAGGTAAATCAAAACGCAAGATTGATGCTGCGATAGCATTGGCGATGGCAGTGGATCGTGCAACGAGACGAGTCGAGAGTGTTCAGCAACCAGGGTTCTTCGTAGTGTGAGGAGAGACATGATCATAGTTCTATTGGAAATTGTCGCAGTGTTCATGATTGCGCTCGGCATATTTTACATTGCAGTCCCACTTGGGCTAATCTTCTTGGGCGCATCTCTGCTTGCCTTCACCTTGGCTTGGGAGCGGTCAAAGAAAGTAGATAAACAATAATGCTGTCAAGACTGTTCAACCCAAGAGGCGAAGAAAGAGCTGTCTCTTATCAGTCGCTCTTCGCTGCGGGTGACGCATTCCAGTTCACAACTAATGCCGGCACAGTTGTCACGCAAGAAGATTCACTCAAGATCGGCACCGTGTATGCGTGTGTCCGACTAATCGCGGACTCTATCTCAACTCTGCCAGTCGACACATACATTCGTGTCGACGGTGATCGCCGACCATTCCGACCACGACCAGAATGGCTTGACATGCCCGAAGTCGGTGTGTCACGCACCGATCACTTCCAGCAGGTACTTGTCTCGATGCTGTTGAACGGTAACTCGTTCACACGCATCCTTCGCGACAACCAAGGTGTCGCAGGTTTGACGGTGTTGAATCCTTTGAAAGTTGAAGTGAAGCGCGACGAGTCACGACGCCTCATCTACGTCTTCGACAACCGTGATGTGATCGAGCATGAAGACATGATTCATCTGTCCGAGTTGCGTCTACCTGGCGATCTGCGTGGTCGTTCACGAATTGAACTTGTCAAAGAGAACCTCGGTTTGTCAAAAGCGTTGGAAGAGTTCGCTGCAAGGTTCTTCGGTCAAGGTTCACATACTTCTGGCATCATCGAGTTCCCAGGCAATCTGACACGCGAACAAGCGAAGTCACTTGTTGACGGATTCGAAGAAGGTCACAAAGGTTTGCGTCGCGCACATCGTCCAGGTATTTTGTTCGGCGGTGCGAAGTACACGACAACTTCGGTCGCACCAGATGATTCACAGTTCTTGCAGTCACGACAGTTCGCAGTTGAAGAGATTCTTCGTGCATTCCGTGTACCACCATCAATGGCTGGTGTGATTCAGTCAGGTGCGCAAGCATACGCATCTGTCGAAATGAACGGCATCCACTTTGTGATGCACACACTCCGACCATATGTCACAAAGATTGAAGACGGATATTCAAGAATCCTTGACGGCCGTGGCGCGTTCCTGAAGTTCAACCTTGATGGTTTGATGCGCGGCGACTTCGGTTCACGAGTCGCAGGATATTCATCAGGTCTGCAAGCAGGCTGGTTGTCAATCAACGATGTCCGCCGATTCGAAGACCTACGACCGGCTGACGGCGGCGACACTTACCGTGTGCCATTAGCGAACGTCGATCTGGGTGCAGCAGGACTCACAGAACTTGACCGCAAAACTTCTATGGCGCAACGTCTCATCAACTCAGGCTTCGAACCTTCAGCGGTGTTGAAAGCACTTGACATTGATCCAATCATGCACACTGGTGTTGCGCCAACAATGTTGCAACCAGTTGTTGAACCTGCTCCGTCTTACGATGTGAACCAGCGTGATGTGAACGTCACGATGCCAGAAGTTGTTGTCAACGTCCCACCAGCGAACGTGAACGTCGCAGCACCGATCATCAACGTGCCTGAAACTGTGGTGCGTGTGAACGTGCCTGAGAACAGGCCGACTGTGCGCACAGTTGAACGCGACAAAGATGGCCGCATATTGACAATCACTGAAAGAACGGAAGACTAATGGCTCACGGTTTATCTGCTTATCTTTGCAACTCATGGCTTGACGCGCTCGCGAACAATACTTCCTATGCGGTCGCACAGGTGTACATCAAACTTCACACAGGTGATCCAGGTGCAGCAGGTACAGCAAACGCTGCGACTGAGACGACACGCAAAGCGGCGTCATTCGGTGCAGCGACAGCTGGTGCAATCAACTCTGATGCAGATATCTCGTGGACGAACATCGCTGGTTCACAAGACGCAAACCACTTCACCGCTTGGGACAACTTGACAGCAGGCAACTTCTTGTTTTCAGGCACGATCACAGCGAACCCGTACACCGCTGGTGACACATACACGATCTCATCTGGCAATCTCAGTGCGTCCTTAACCGTCGCAAGTTAGTACCGCTATGGCGGTGAAAAGGTTCCTGCTCGACACAAGCCAACTGAACGACGCCACGTTCGGACTTGATGGTGGTCTTGCATTCATACTTGATTCAAGCCAACTTGACGGCACACGAGTTCTTGACGGCGGAGAGTTCCTAACCACAGCAACAGGTGCGGCATCACTCGGCGGAATATCGGCAACAGGATCAGCGACCGTCACACACTTTGCTTCTGCTTCAGCACCGCTAGGCGAACTGATCGCCGAGACAGCCGATGTGTTCGTCACAGTTGATGCAACAGCCGAAGCCTTACTCGGCGCACTTGACGCATCAGCACAAGCCAAAGCAAAGAAGTCCGCTACTGCTTCAGCCGATCTTGGTGGACTTGACGCTTCTGCAACAACAAAAGTTTCAAAGACTGTTATTGCTTCAGCAGATCTTGGTGGACTTGATGCTTCGGCCACAACAAAAGTTGCCAAGTCTGCAATCGCTTCAGCCGATCTTGGCGGACTGGTCGCAACCGCTGACGCAACCGACACTCCACCAGAACCAACACCAGAACCAATACCTTCAGGCGGACGACAATACGCCGCACCACGACGCAAGAAGATTGAACCGCTACCAGAAGTTGAGATACCAGTCATCCAACCGAAACGACGCTACGCGGTTGCGTCAGCAACCTTGAATGGAATGCAAGCGCAAGCAGTCGGGACAATAACTTTCAGTATCTTGGACGATGATGCTGAGGTATTGTTGTTGGTCTAATGCCTTACTTCATTACCGACAAGTCACCAGATTGTTCTGGTTGGGCAACCATCAAAGAAGATGGCGAAGTGATCGGCTGTCACACAACGAAACAGGATGCAGTTGATCAGATGGTCGCGGTGTCTATCGCCGAAGACATGGAACCAGGTGGCGAACGTGCGTTGCCTGACAACTATCGTCCAGCGTTAGCACCAGATGTTCCTGAAGGTCGTGCTTGCGGGAACTGCCACTTCTACGACGAAGACAATGTGCAAGGCGAAGGAGACAACCTCAAGGCTTGGTGTGAAAGATGGGATGCTTATGTTGACGGCGGATTCTATTGCAATGCTTGGCAACCACATGAAGAAGAAGATGAAGAAGATCGTCAAGTCAATCTTGAAGTTCCTGTCTACATTCGCACCGCTGCACGCAAAGGACTCGACTACTACGGTCAAGGTCTTGCGGGTGAAGGGCTGGTCGATCGAACCGTTCGTGAGGCACGAGACTTGGCACGAGGTCAAGTCAGCGAAGACAAAGTTGTGCGAGCGAATGCGTGGGCGCAAAGACACGCAGTAGATCTTCAAGCACCAAAGAACTCTGACGCAAGCAACGACGAGTTCCCTGGTGCTGGTGCGGTTGCGCATTATCTGTGGGGAATCAATCCGTTGAATCCTCAGCCGGCAAGAAACTGGTTTGAGTCAAAGTCTGAAGCAATCAAATCTGAACGCGCACCAGCTCCGCCGAAGGATCAGATCACAGGTTCGGACAAGAATCCGAAAGGTTCAGCGAAGGCTCCTGCTGGATCTGGGACTATTGAGTTGACTCAAGCGATTGAAGACGGTTTGAAGAACAAGGTCACTGAACACAACGAGAAACTTGATGGTGCGGATCCGTCTTGGAAGCGGGCAACTGTGGGCATGTTGCGCACTGTGTTCCGTCGCGGTGCCGGTGCGTACTCGACTTCGCATCGTCCAGGTGTTAGTCGGAATCAGTGGGCGTATGCGCGGGTGAACGCATACTTGTATCTTCTTCGCAACGGCCGTCCAGAAAATCCTGCCTACATCACCGACAACGATCTCCTTCCAAAAGATCATCCACGCTCCTCTAGAACTCTGCCCGTGAATGTTGTTATGATTGACGGCATGAGCGAATCATTAGAGACACGCCGCATTCAAATCAACGACTTCGAACTACGCGAAGGACCAACAGGTGACGGAATGTCATTCACAGGTTATGCAGCAGTGTTCAACTCTGATTCCGAACCGTTGCCATTCATTGAGCGAATCGCGCAAGGTGCATTCAAAAAATCTTTGAAGAGTCGTATGCCGATCAAGATGTACATGAATCATGATTCATCAATGTTGCTTGCTTCGACAAGATCAAAGACTTTGCGATTGCAAGAAGATTCAAAAGGTTTGCTCGTTGAAGCAGATCTTCCTGACACAACTGTTGGCCGTGACCTGTCCGTGTTGATGAAGCGCGGCGATGTTGACTCGATGTCGTTCGGCTTCTCGGTTCCGACTGGCGGAGACAAATGGTCGGATGACGGCATGAGCCGTGAACTGCGTCAGGTGCGTTTGCATGAAGTGTCGGTTGTGACAGGCTTCCCTGCCTACACCGCAACTTCGGCTTCTGTTCGTTCTCTGGACATTCTTGCCGAGCGCACAGGTGTTGACGTTGACAAACTCGCTGAAGCGATCACAGTCCTCGAAGCGGGTGGCACTCTGTCAGATGAGTCGGCTGATCTGTTGTCGGGTGCGGTCAGCAAACTTCGTGCCGAACCAGCCAAAGTTCCTTCGTCGGTGAGTTTGATGGCGAAGCATCTTGAACTGTTGAAAACCTTCTAGGCATCGTCTAGAGTTACTCCTGCCGGTAAGCGTTCCGCTACGGCTAGAGATTGGTAAGCGTCCCGCTACGATCGGAAGACAACTTCCTGCGCACCACAACTTAACCAATTATGAGGAAACTATGAAACAATTTATTGAACAACAAATGGCACAACGCGCAACAGCGTGGGAAGCCGCAAAGAAGATTCTTGATGTTGCAACCGCTGAGAAGCGTGACTTGTC